TCAATGCGGCAACCAATACACTGACGGCACGGAACATGCATAGGAATACCAGTAGACTTATGACGTGCCATCACGAGACTACCGTCAACACCACGGAAACCCTTAATAGGGGAATAACAAGGCATTACAGACGAATGCCACCGCGCATAGGACGATCACGCATCCCATTCTTAGGATGGTGACCAGACTTGCGCGAGAAATCACGCTTCGACTTACGCTTCTTCATCTTGAAACGCTTAGGCACCGGAACCTCCGTAGGAAAAGAGAGACAACAGCTGTGCAGACAGTGCTATATACTGCAAGAAGCATGCCAAAGTGCCCAACGCGCGTAAATGCTTATACGACAACGACTTACGCAACATCGCACGGAACTGGCACGGAACATGCAATAAAAGAGAGCACTTACTCACTCCACTAGGAGGAAACATGAACAGCAGCATGATTCGCAGGCTCATCAGCAAGGCAGACGCAAAACTCACGAGACAGCGGAAAAGCGTAGAGGAAACCGAAGCAGAACTCGCGATGCTCATCGGACAACTCGACATCGCTGAGAAAAACGAGGGACAGACGAAACTTGAGCTTCCCTCGAAAGACACCAACAAGTAGCTGGTGTCAGTGGGGACAGTTGAAACAAGGGGGCCAACTGTCCCGCCAGGAGGGCCGGCGAGTGCCGGCCCTCCACACACCGCCTCAGCCATCTGAGGCGTCTCCTGCGGCATCCTCGGAGCCCTGGGAGGGTTGTGGCGTCGGCGCAACAGGTGTTGTCGCAGCGCCGCCACCCTCGGCTTTCGCCTCGGGTGAAATTAAACCAAGCTCACGAAGAAAATCCTGCTTCGCAGGATCGTGAATAGAATCAAGAAACTCAGCAGGATCATTATTAAACGCAGCACGCACCTTCGCCGGAAAGCCCATGAAAAACTCACGGGTCTGCTCAACATGCTCAAGAGCATCACGGTAATCACCGACTTCCGAAACATCAAGATAAACAGGCTGCTTCTTAGCAAGATGAGTAATCAAACCCGTCTTCTCATAACGGGCCATAATCTGATTAACATCACACTCATCCTTAAACGCCTGCTTCGTACGACCTTCATCCTGAGAACAATCAACCACAGGACGAGGATCAGAGGAAAACATACCCATCTAACGCCTCCGGCGGCCAGGGAAAGGAACGGACGGCAAACGTCCAGGACCAAGAAAACGCCTCATCACATTAATCCAATCGTTATCACTCAATTGCTCCTCCGCACGAGCGGAGTTGCGCATACCAGGAAGTTGCAAACGCAGCGCTTCCGTGGCAGCCTCAGCCTGCCTACGCTGCTGATCCGTAAACTTCGTCCGCGCATCAGACTCAAAACGCTGTTGCTGCGACAAATACGCATCCTGCTGTAGCTTATCACCAGCAAGGCGCAAATTACGCAACTCCTGCTTAACAAAACCCGCCTGCTTCGCAGACGACAAACCAGCTTCCATCACATTCTCAACCTGAGCGCGCGCACCTTGAGGGGACGACGCGCCACCCTGCGTATACGCCAACATCGGGTTCAAACCCGCGCGACGCATATCTGCCATAGCACGCTGATACGCAGTGGAAGACATACGCTCCTGAAAACGCATTTGCTCACGAGCCAACTTAATATTCGTCCGATTAGCATCAGACTGGCCCTTCATACCGAGCAAACCACCGGCAGCAGCCGCCAACACAGGACCGATAATAGCAAACATCAGAAATGATCAATCAAGCCGGGAACACCATAAACCGGCATAGGACGAGCACAACGAAGCTTAGTAAACGAATCGAAAAGGAAATGTGGCTCCGTAGGAACAGCAATCACACGATCAACAGGAGGCGTCTCCTCAATGAAAGTATTATCCAGAACCGGACGAGACGAGAACTCCTGCGACAAATGCCACATATCAAGCGGCGTAGCCGCACCAGAACGAAACTGACCAGTAATCAGAGACGGCTTATACCGATACTCAGCAAACCGCTCCTGATAACCAAACACATCCTCATCATTAGCCGTATTGTCGACATAAATCTCCTTCGACAAGACAGCCTGCTCACCAATATGAGACAAAGACGGCCAATAAAAATCATACCGGGTCTGACGCGACCACATGCGATCAAGACCCTGCTGATACGTAAGATCAGCGCGAACACAAACAATACCTAGCAGCGTACAATGCTCAGTAAACGACTTAGTAAAACCATGACCCTGAGCAGTAGCCGTACCAATAGCCGCTAAATCACCCTGATTAGCATTCTCCGAACCGCCGGTATTACCGGACGTGTTAGCAACCGGAGAAATATTAACCGGCGAACGGCCGCCACCAAGATACTCAGGGCGCTGCATACGAGCATCAGGAGAAGTAACACCAAAATGAGCGCGAATAACTTCCGTATATCGTGTACCACCACGCGCATCCTTCTCCAACATCTTCTGAATCTGAAACGCCTGCCGCAAAGCATTAATCGAGGCAGAAGTAGCAGTAGACAGATTAGCATACAACGCCTCACCAGACGGTGAAGCAGTGTTCGACAAATTAACGAGCGCAGTATCCGCTCTCAACGCACGATCCGCAGAATCATTAGTAGAAAACACCAGCGCATTAGGTCCCGGATTACCGGGAATCCCATCCATATACACCGGCGCTGAACCAGAAAGCGGAATCGTAACAGAATCACCCTTCTGCGGCCAGGGTAGGGCCGAAGTAAAGTAATCATGCCGCTTACCACGACGCTTCAACGAGAAATTCGCCGCACCATTAGGACCGTCACCGACATACTCAGCCACAGAATTCTGCATATTCTGATCACGGAACCACTCATTATAGATCAGATTATAAGCACGGTACGGGAACTGAGAAATAGCATGCGTCGTTGTAGAAAGACCCAGCGGCAAACCAAAATAGTCCGACAGAGAACCTTCAACAACGGTATAACCATCAGACAACCGAGGCACAACAAAATCCGTAGAATCCGCAGGATTATCCTGCGCACCATTAAACTTTTCCCAATTGTCCCAAATCAGACGATTGGGCACAGCGAAAAAGAACGTCTCCAAAAACATATTATCCATAATAGGCTTCAAAGGCGTAGCAAGCCTAGCAAACGCAGTCATACGCAAATTAAACGTATCACCAGGCAAAGCCTCATCCACATAGAACGGAATCAACCATCCAGCATCAAACGTAGTCTTATAACCGAAAGACCGATCAAAAGCAGACCGCTGAATCTCAACCTTCGGAACCTCGGAAAACCGATGTCCGCCCATCACCGAAGGGACACGCATCATCAACCTTCCTTAACGAGACGTGGGGACGCGAGAAATTCGACAGCACAACCCAACGACAAATGATCCGAACTCGAAATGACACCGGTATCCTCATCATACTCACCGATATAGAACAAGTGGAAATCGTCGGGATGCTGATTAAAAATATGATCAGCGCCATTCACGGCGCCCGAAAAACTCCGAATCGCTTCGGCATGGGAACGGCAAAAAAACGGCTCCAAATACGCGCCTGCCGCACCGTCGTGGACAGTGTACACCTTCTTCATAAAGAACGCTCCTTCGTGAACGTAGACAACTCCGATCGCTTAACGATCTCACGCACCGCAAGCCGCTCATCAGTCTGATTCTCCGAATCACGCCGATCACGGCGACGAGCCTTAATAGCCTCCAATTCTGCCTCAGGCAACATTCTATCATAGAACGCAGGAGGCTTACAAGAATGACCATTCACAATCACCTCATCAGAAGGGTAAACATCACCCTTATACTTCTTCAACCAACCGGCACCGATACCGGGCCGACGCGACATGGTCGCATACTCAGGGGCAATCTGAAAAACTTCGCCAGTATCAGGATCAACACGAGAATAATGAGACTCAGCTAACCGTCCAGTGACGCGCTTCGTAATATACTTGGCGATATAGACAGCTGAATCAAACGTAAGCGAACCAATCTCACAGTTGCCCATAGACCAAAGCCGTTCCAACAAATCCGAACGCCATACGGGATAACCGCCACGCTCAGCAACAACAACCTTATCAGGAAAATCGTAACCAAAAAGGGCCAAATGATAATGAGGCCGACCGGTTTCACCACCGTATTCACCACAGTGAAAATACCTAATCTTAGTAGGAGCGATCTCCTTACGAAACCGCTTAAAAAACTTCTGAACGTCCACAACGTTCAAACTGCCGCTAACGGGGAGGGAGTGATCCGCGTAAGTAAGAGTCACGAAACAGTTATCACGATGCAACGAAGCCTCGTGCATCATACGAACACCCCATTGGCGCGAACGCTCAATGCGGCAACCAATACACTGACGGCACGGAACATGCATAGGAATACCAGTAGACTTATGACGTGCCATCACGAGACTACCGTCAACACCACCCGATCGTGACTGGGAAAC